AAATGATTTAGTTTGTTCGGTTTCTAATACAGAAATTATCATTATCAAGCGCAATGAACAAAGACTCTGGACTTGTAGCATGGCGCGTAAAGACGCAGGAGAAGCAATGCTTCAACTTCTTAATTTGCAAGAATCTCAAAAGAATCAAGAAAATCAAAAACCAATATGATTGACAAGCATTAAGAATTATAGTAAGATAAATTTAAACAAGGATTGGTGGCCGAGTAGTCGAAGGCGGCAGACTGTAAATCTGTAGAGTAATTCCACGCTAGTGCAAATCTAGCCCAATCCACTTAGAATAGAGAAAATACTATCTTTTAAAAAGCCGTGGCTAATTTTCTCATTCCCGTAGCGACAGGGATCGGGGCTAACCTATTATTATCTCTATTTGCTCCTAAACCTCCTACTCGACAAAAAGGAAAAATTGAGGATACTGGGTTTCCCGATGCTGAATACGGTAAAAGCCTATCCTATCCTTTTGGAAAGGTGAGGAAAAAAGGGCTAACTATGATGTGGGGGCTTCCTCTCAAGGAAGTCATCACGACCAAAAGACAAGGCGGAAAAGGTGGTGGTGGTGGGCAAACTACCAAAGTTTACACTTATTTTCTGACAGCTGCTTATCCAATTGCTAGAAAAATTGGCTCTGTTGGGCGAGTTTGGATGAACAGCGTCCTCGTTTACAATTCCGAAACTAATGACGAAAAAAGCCTAAAGTTTATTGAGCATACAACTATTTATACTGGCAATCAAACTACACCATCGTCAGTAATTCAATCAAAAGAATCTAATCCAGTACCTGCTTTTACTGGAATGTCTTTTTTAATTTTCGATAATTATCCGATTGCTAACTATGACGGCACTGGATTTCCTACTATTGATATTGAGGTGATTGGAGAAAGTGGGGACAATCCAAAAATAAAAGATATTTTGAAAACTATTTGTAAATTAGCTAGTAGAACAGACGATCAAATTGATGTGACTGACATTCCTGATGATTACCGAATTCAAGGATTTGATTTATTGTTTGATGGGACATCTTTTGCTGATCAGTTAGAAGAACTTATGAGAGCTTTTTTTATTGTAGCAAGGGAGCCAAAAGATAAAATCATTTTTAAAAGACAAGAACAATTATCTGATCCTATTTTTATCCCTAAAAGCTCTTTTGGATCTAAAAAATTTGGAGAAAATCCTATTGACATTAATGAGAAAAAACTGACTCATTTTAGAGAAACTCCTAGTGCCGTTACAGTATCTGGACTAAATGTTTTAAAAAATCATGAAACTATTACCGTAGTAGCTAAAGACCCATCAGATACTCACACAAACGAGCTTAGTTTTCAAACTAAGTTAATAGATGTAGATACGCTTTTCATGAATATTGCTTCAAAAATTCTTTTTTTAGGGAAAACGCAATCAAAAACTTTTTCAAAAATGTTTTTATTGCCAGCATGGGAAAATTTGAAAGTTGGGGATGTAATTTTTACTAATGATAATAACAATTATCATCAGGAATTGATGCAAATCACCAAAAAAGTAAGAGGCGTAAATTATTTAATTGAAATTGAAGCTACTCGATTTCAAGGAGTAGGATATTTACCAGATATTCCTATAGATAACGAATTTCCGCCAGACAATAACACTCCTCGTCCCTACGGACGCGCTAACGCTATTCCTATTGAAGTCCCAATAGTTAATAGCCGAGATACAGACATAGGAATTTATGTGGCAATTGAAGGTAACTCTAGTTTTAACAGAGGAGCCTTATTTTATTCCGATGACAACGGCTTAAGTTATGATTTTGCTGCTGACAATATCTTCAACAGCACAACTGGTACTGTATTAAGCTTCTCCCCAAATTTTAACAACGCTTCTCCTAGTTTTATTGACGATTCAAACTGGATACGAGTAAGCATGAATTCAGGGGAATTAGAGCCAGTCACTCTTGAAACATTTCTATCGGGCAAACAATTAGGTTGGTTCTCTACCGGAGAAATTATAGCGTTTAAAAATGCTACTATTGTGTCCAACAATCCCTTGACATTTGATATTTCATATACAATTCGTGGAGTCAAGGGAACTGAACCGGCTATTTCTAGGCATATAATAGGGGAAAAATTTGTGCTACTAACTAATTATTTAGTTCGATTCCCTTTAAATCTTTCTGATATTAATCGAGAATATTTATTAAAAGTAGTTCCTGATGGACTACTTGAAACTGATATAGAGGAAGAAGTCTCTCACGCAATTACTTTAGAAGGATTAAAGCCTTTCCCTTGTGCCGTAAGAGGGGAAAAAGATAACAACGATTTAATTATTACTTGGTATCGACGGACGCGGTTAAATGGTCGTTGGATCGACTATATGGATATTGCTTACGCAGCAGGAGAATTGGACAGCTATGTAGTCAGAATTTACGACGGGGACACAGTAAAACGAGAATGGTCAGTATCGTCAGCCCGAAGCGTCGTTTACACAGAATCGCAACAGATAGCCGATTGGGGATCAATCCAATCGGCTTACACAGTACGGGTTTTTCAAAATTCAAGCTATCCAGTGCCTTTTAAAGAATCACTAGCAACGATCGTCTAAGCAGATAGCAGTATTTAATTTAAATATGCTAAGTATATCTTCTGTTCTTTTGTAATTCGATTGTTAATAACCTTATTAACAATCGAAACCTTTACCTTGACTAGGTTTCAAGGTTTGTTGATACCGTTGATGCTTTATAGGAGGAGAAAAAGATAAAGAAGATATAATAAATTGAAATCGGATATTTAAGAGGTAGAACGATGTTTAGAAGAGTACAACAATTTTTAGACTCTGGCGATAGTGATAAAGCTAGAGAAGAAATTGATAGAGCTTTCGGCAATCTGAAAAAGGTAGATAGTCAAGTTAGAGAGTTTGCCGCTCTGTTGGCACTGGGATCGATCGAAGCTTCAGAAATCGGCTTAGGGGTATTGGGACGCAAGCTTCTACAGAATGACAGCGAGATTAATAATGAGGTTATTTGGTTATTTATTGCGTCAATTTTATCTCGCAATAGTATTCCCGCTGATAGTCCATCTAGAATCAGCCTACTTGTTCTTACCGCTTCTGTCAATAGTTGGGAATTGCCAATTTTTGCGCTCCTTGCCCCTGCCCTCGACGCTTTTTTTAAAGTTAGTCTTGCGGACGGAACCCCTTTGATTGCCGAACAAACTCTCGATTTTTTGACCACTTGGGGAAGAATTTATGCTAAAGCACCTCATGTCAAAACGCAGCTTCAAGAACTTCAATCTCTTAGTAATAATCTATTAGAGCAAGTAGATGACTTAGAGTTAAAAACTGAATGGTCAGAGGGAATTAATATATTTTTTAAAGAAGCCAGTACAACCAAATATTCAGATAGTAATGTTTTTTATGCTGGTGAAGACTTAATTAAAAAAATTTATAATACTCAAAGTTTACAGCGCGATACAGAAGATAAGAATTTGGCAGAGACAAAAGACAAGTTACTCCGATTAGTCACTACAGAAAACAATATGATTAAAATTAATGAATATACCAAAATCGTCATCAACTCCTCTCTAAAAAACTAGATGATAACCACCCCAGAATTTGCGCTAAAGCGGCTGAATCTTTGGCTAAGATTGGCACAGAAACAGCTATTCCGGGGTTGCTCAAGGCTTTATCCGATGCGGAAGATAGCGTTCGTTTCAGTGCCACCGATGCAATCGGTAAAATTGGTTCTCGCTATGCCTTAACCTAAAATGGCAATCAGTCCTGACAATTTACCGTGTGATTGGCTCAATGCCGACAGCAGAAATTGATCAAGCATTAAAACACACTCTAGGCTTGTAGCGATCGCTATTTCCCCTTATCCTAAATTTTCGATAAACGAACTAGACAGTAAGAGTGTAAAAAAAATAATATTGGGGGATAGTGATAACAGTATTAACAAAGCCTGAAACCTATATATATCAATAGTTTCATTGTAGATACCCTTATCTACAATCTATTTACAATAATAACTTAGTTCTTTTGTACTACTATCTTTTTGTAATTTTTTTGTAAGGTTTTTTCTTAAAAATGCTTGACAATTCTAGCAATTTACTATAAGATTGTATTAATCAAATTTTAGAGGAGAGATGCTTATCACCCATATCTCGGTAGATTACACTCAGAAAGTCAACCTTGGTAATTTTGAGTCTGTGAGTGTGAGTATAAATATTCATGGAAAACCAGAAGACGGCGAAGATACTGACGCTTGCTATGAATTTCTTTTAAATCAAGCACAGCAAGTGGTTATGTCGAAACTTCTGGAAGTAACAGAGGCTCACAGCGTCGGTTGCCCCAGTGTTACTAAATATTTTGCTGGTAAAGAAATAGATGAGTTTCCATCATCTATTTATTCTGAATTACAGAGCAACCTTCCGTTTTAG